ACAAATCTATATCCTTCTATAACAACCGTTCTCAGCGTCTTGAGTGAAGAAGGAATCGCCAAATGGCGCGCGAAGGTGGGCGACGAGGAAGCAGATAAGATCTCTTATCGAGCAGCCACTCGGGGAACTGCTGTTCATGAGATAATTGAGAAATACATCAACAATGAGCCAGAGTATCAGTCTGGTTATATGCCAAACATAATCGGTAATTTTTTATCTGTGAAGAGGATACTAGATGAAAGAATTGGAAAGGTTTATGGACAAGAACTTCCACTATATTCTGATCATCTACGCGTTGCTGGCCGCGTGGATTGTGTGGCACAATTTGACGGTAAAGACTCCATTATCGATTTCAAAACCAGTCGAAAACCAAAGCTACGAAAATATATCACCAACTACTTCCAGCAAGAGTCTGCTTATGCGATCATGTGGGAAGAACGCACCCGAATGCCAATTACCCAGCTCGTTACCATAGTCGCTGTCGACGACTCGGAGCCTCAAGTGTTCATAGAACATAGAGATGACTGGGCTCCAGAACTGCTCAAGACAATAAAACTCTTCGAAAAACAATAACTTACCTCCGGTTTTAATTCGTAATTTCGTATGGTATAATAATATCATAAGCAAAAAAGGACGGAAATATGATCGCAGTTTACCAATGGAATCTCTCTGAAGAATTACGCGACCTCGTGAACGCTGAAGGTTGGTTGGCTAATGAAACTACTAAGGCTTATGCGGACAAGGGTTGCAGCTGGTTGATTGATAACGGTGAGTATGATGCTGCAGCTCAATATGACGCTGGCCGCTACGAGTTGGTTGCTTTGGTTAATGATACGACTGACCTTGAAGAAGCCTTCATGTTAATGAACGTTTGGTCCGAGCCTGATCGAATCACCAAGATCGCTGACCGAGTCGCTTCACTGTCCATCGGCGATATCCTTGAAACTAACGGTCAGTTTTTCGTCTGCTGCGGTGAAGGATTTCGTGAAATCTTCCCCAAATATGGTGATCGTACTATCGTGGCTGCAGGATAACTTGAGGAATATCAACAAGTTACCTGTGGTTTTATTACATAGGTTTTCAGGGTAAAATAAACTCATGAGAAAAAAGGACCGAAATATGATAGAAAAGAAATACGAGCCATTTTGTGTCGCTTCCGTGGGTCAAACGATCGGCTGGCAATCTGCCGCAGGTTACTTAGAAGGTGTTATCAGTAAGATCGACACGCATTGCAAAACAGCTTGCAAGCATACCTTGAGCGATTATGTAAGGGTTGAGGTTGATCCTTATTTTTCTCGGTTTGAGGGTGAGTCAATCTATCTAAATGCCAATGCCTTGATGGGCGGTTTAAGAGCGAGGAGAGTGTAATGAACCGAGTTAAATTAAATCACGAAGTGGGTTCAATCTATACTCCTCCCAATAATTGGGATGGTGAAGACTTTGATCATAATTTTATGAGTGAACTAGTTGGCACTGTTGTTTCAGTGCTAGGTCTTTTCTTTCTTTGTTTTTCTCTAGTGGTGGTACTGTAATGGATATTAACGAAGCAACCACGGTAATCTGGCATGCGCTATCCTGTTATTGTGAAGATTCCATTTCTTCTGATGATGCTGCCCTAGAAGAAATAGAAACGGCATGGAAAATACTGCTGCAAAATCAATAATTTACCTGAGGTTTTATTTTCACCTTTTATGAGGTATAATATCTCTATAAAAAAGGAATGTGATATGAATGATTATTTTTTTGAGATGCTTGATGCTCGTGCTGAACTTGCTGGTAGTCGTGTTACCATTGAAACCCTGATGAATGCAGTGGAAGGTGACCCAGTGATGCGAAAAGCAGGTAAACATGCAATCGGTTTGGAAGTTGCTCTGAAGATTGCTAAGAAACAGATTGAAAATATTGATACAGTCTTAAAGAAGGATGCATAAATGAACCGTTTAAATTTGAGCGGTATGGATCAAGAAGCATTGTGTGAGTTGCTTCACGAGTTGTGCAAGTCTCACGACTGGTTCTTTCAGATGTCAGATGATTACGGTGCGTGGCATCGTGGCGATCAAAATGCCAGCAAAATCGACCATGTCCGTTGTGTTCTTGATGGCATGGGATTCGGCATGACTGCTGATACGATTATCGGCGATTACAAACCCAAAACTAAAATAGGACATTAATATGAATAATTTAGAATCTTATTTTAAGTTTTTAGACGCGACGCGAGAAAGCGGAAGCATCAACATGTTTGGTGCACCCAAACTTCTGGAAACAGCATTCGGGTTGAGCAAGAATGAATCCAGAGAAGTATTCAAAGCGTGGACCGAAACGTTCCAAAAATCCTTTTAAATCAATAACTTAAATAACATAAACAAAAAAGGAAATAAAATGACTGAATTAAGCAATAATCCAAAAGCTTTTTTGAATGGTATGTTCGTAACTTTCCCTCTGCCTGCGTTTGGCAAAGGCGGTGTTCGGAAAAACAAACGTGCTACTGGTTACGTCTCAGAAGTTTTTGACGATGGTTTTGCTGTTGATATGATCAACAAAAATCACAACACTGAGTACACTATTTTTGTCAAGACGGAGGATGTGTCTGCGTGAGTAAGATTAACGAAGCAATGGCAGGGATCGAGAGATCTTTTGTTGAACAAGAAAAGAAATTCGATCGTTTGGAAAAGGCAGTGTTTGGATTGTATGTTCTAATGGTTGTCTTTTTTGTCGCAATAGGAGCTGTGAATGTCATTTAGTAAAATGCAAAAAGCCCTTCGTGCCGAAGGTTGGTTTGTTGAGTGGAACATGCCGTGTTGTCAATCGTGTGCGTGGGGCGAGGTTCCACTTGATGTTGATCATACCAAGGCATTGTTCAATCATTCTCAAGACTGCGAGATTGACATCGATGGTAAAGATTGCCCTGACTGTGATGGTGATGGAATGATCGATAACCTCGATTACGATGCCGACGATGAAGATACTGAACAGTACATCGATTGTGACCACTGCAGTGGTGAAGGTATTCTCTACGGTTCATTTGATGGTCTTGACTATGAACCTGATACCAGTGTTGATGGTTTTTCTTGTATGCCTCCCGAAGTTGCTGGCGGTTCTACGTTCTGTTTTGATGGCAGTGATGAGGGTGTTGAAAACTTCAAGGCAGTCATTCCTCTCATTGAAGCGAGTGGTTGCAAAGTAAACTGGAATGGTAGGGCATGCACTCGTGCTTATATCAGCTGGAATTAATTATAGAAGGAGCGTGTGACCATGAGTGAAGTAAATTTAGTTGGTCTGACAAAACCAAGCGCAAGCACAGGATGTCATACAGCAGCAGAATTAGTAGCATATGCTGCTCGAGTTAGCAATCCGGCTAACCAAAATAATACTAAAACAGCAAAGAAACTGTTAAAGTATTTAATTAAAGAGAATCATTGGTCTCCTTTCGAAATGGTTTCAATTACGATGGAGATTGTTACAACTCGAGATATCAGCAGACAGATTCTTCGACATCGTTCGTTCTCTTTTCAAGAATTCTCTCAACGTTATGCAGTGAGCGAGTCGTTTGTGACTAATCGTGAAGCGAGAAAACAGCATCCGACTAATCGACAGTTAAGCGAAAAAGACGAAGATCCTGTGATACAACGTAAAGCACAAGAAGTCTTTAATGAAATGCAAGCAGAAGTCTCTCGAGTCGCCAAAGACTATTACGAGATGGCGCTTAACACTGGCATAGCCAAAGAACAAGCGCGCGCTCTACTTCCAGAAGGACTTACAGAGACGACTTTGTATATGTCTGGTACCTTACGTTCTTGGGTTCATTACTGCGAGTTACGTCGAGGAAACGGAACACAAGCTGAACATATGGAAGTTGCAAATAAATGTTGGGATATTATTGGCGTTCACTTTCCAGATGTTGTTGCTGCATTGGAACCAGCGAATGACTGAATATCCAGAAGGAGTTTATGGTTGGGTTTTCAATTACGATGGGGTAGAATATAAACTTCGTTGTAAACAAAAGATGTATTGGAAAACCTACAAGTTCAAAGCGACTGATGTCCAGCTTCTTGATAAAACCGTGGATAAAGAACTGAAACAAAAAATTGCTGATAGTCTGAATGAGGAGTTAAGTTGAACGTATTTATGCTTAATGAATGTCCTGTGCAATCTGCTCAAGATCAATGCGATGAACACATATGGAAAATGTACATCGAGTCTGCTCAAATGCTCTCGACCGCCCACCGTCTGCTTGATGGCAATCTTAAAACGATTCCTTCGACGGACAAGAAAGGCAACATTGTTCTCAAGAAAAATGGAGAGCCTCGTGTTAAAAAATACTGGGAATTAGACGAACCTCGTGAATCAACTTTGTACAAAGCAGTACATATGGGCCACCCGTCAACTGTCTGGACAACAGAATCAGTCGAGAACTACCGTTGGCACTATCGTCATTTTGTTGCTTTATTAGATGAATATATATTTCGCAGGGGCAAGGTGACAAAAACCGATACACAGTTGCGAGAAATTCTCAGTGATGTACCTGACAATTGCCCGAGGATACCAGCAACTCCACTTAAATTAGCAATGCAAGACCATCCTGAATGTATGTTCCCAGAAGATCCAGTTCTTTCGTATCGAATGTTTTACACAACTAAGCGTAAACGTTTCAGTATGAACTGGACAAAACGAGAACGACCTTCTTGGTGGGAAGAGTACAAGGTGTAGTTATGAATGGAAAAGGGTCTAAACCGAGACCGCTATCAGTATCCCAATCTGAATTCGATAAGCAATGGGATCTTATTTTTGGAGGCAAAAAAATGAAATATGAGGAGCATAAACGTTCGGTGCAAATTACCGAAGAAATTTCCAAACACTGGTCAGATAATGGAAAACGAGAAGCAGTTATTAATAACACAGATCAAGGATATGAAGTTGATCTTTATGAGCAGTCTCGATTTATTCGCACTGTCGATTGTCATACCAAAAGTATCAGTTATGCAGAAGATGTTGCAGAAAACTGGGCGCTTGGAGTGTTAAAATGAAAATCGTAATTGCAGGTTTTGGAACGGTTGGTGTTGCTGTTGAGTACGCGCTTCAAGGATATGATCTAAATCAACTTGATTTGTATATCGACGACCCTTTAAAAGGGCATAATTACTATCTCGATGAGCAGATTGATCCTCCCGATGGTGTTATCGTTTGTGTAGCAACTCCTATGCGCGAAGATGGCTCTTGCAATACAGATCACGTAGAAGAAGTGTTTAATAAGTATGGTAATACAAAGTATCTGATCAAATCAGCCGTTGACCCTATTTGGTTAGATTGGGAAGCAGGAGTACGTGCTGGTAGTTTTACATACTCACCTGAGTTCCTTGGTGGTTCTAACATTTATCGAGATCCGTGTGAAGAGTTTCTTAATCAGACCTTTGCGATTTATGGGGGCGATGACTGTCGATTTTGGGACGAGTTGTTGGGTAAGGTATTACCTAAACTAGAGAGAGTTAAATACTGCTCGTTACAACAGGCTTCGTTCGCCAAATATGTTGAGAACACATTTCTTGCTACCAAGGTAACGTTCTTCAACGAGATGTACAAGATCTATAAGGATATAGGTTTCGAGGGGTTTGATCAGATGGTCGATGCGATTACTGTAGATCCTCGCATTGGGCGGTCACATACTCAGGTTCCTGGCCCAGACGGCAAGTTCGGGTATGGTGGGCACTGTTTCCCGAAAGACATAGCGGCACTAAGAAGCATTGCTACTAAATCGCCGTTATTAGACGCTGTTATTGCTTGTAATGAGGAGAATAGAAATGAAAGTGAATGATATTGTAACTGTTGTAGCGGTAACAGGCGCCGAGTATATTGGTAAGTTTAGAAAAGAAACTTTAGATACTTTTGTAATAGGAGAACCGCACATTGTTTCTCCAGAGGGAGAATCTCTTACGTTTATGCCAACAGTAGCCATGACAGGAGAGCCTAGCGTCGGCGAGGCAACTTTTCAAAAGAGCGGTGTTATTCTTGTGGTGCGTACCGCTAAAGAAGTCGCAGCAGAATATACGCGTTCTATTAGCGGTATTATATTATGAGAGATATATGTCTTGAAGAACATCTTCAAATGCTTCGACTTTTTCAAGTCGGTTCGGCCATTTGATGTATTCTTTTTCGGGGTTCGTTTTAAGGTTAGTGAGCAAAGGCTGGATTGCATTATATAAACTGTCTAATTTAGACTGCAGTTGTTCTGCAGTGTCAGTGACTGATTTGACCTCTTGTGCGACGTCAAGTTCGTCTTCGTCTACTGCTGTAAATCCAAAATCGAATATTTCTTTAGTTGACATAAATGTATTTAGGAGTAATCTGTAATGAACCTTGATGGTTTAATTTTAAATAAAAGTAAATTTACTAAGATGGTAGTGAAGACAGTCCAAAATAAAAAGTTGTCTTATCTTGACGCTGTTGTTCATCTTTGCGAAGAGCATAACATCGAAATCGACGATATTCGAAAGTATATTTCTCCTGTTATTAAGGACAAGATCGAAGTTGAAGCTCAAAAACTGAATTTCATACCGAAGGGTAATACTCTTCCGTTTGAATAATTGCTCATGATCGAGTAATATAAATAGTTCTACATTATGATGTACTTGTGGATAAAAAAACATACAATTAAATACAAATAAAATACGAGGTAATAATATGTCTTTTGACACTCTAAAGCGCAACCGCGCGTCTTCAATCACGAAACTAGTTAATGCAGCATCAGGTCAGTCTGCTAGTCCAGAGAAAAAGTCTTATGTAGACGAACGTATCTGGAAGCCGACTGTAGATAAGGCTGGTAATGGCTATGCTGTGCTACGGTTTCTTCCTGCTGCCGAAGGTAATGAACTCCCATGGGTTCGCTACTGGGATCATGGGTTCAAAGGTCCAACCGGACAATGGTACATTGAGAAGTCTTTGACCTCTATTGGTCAGAACGACCCTGTATCAGAAGCTAACAGCAAGCTCTGGAATTCTGGTAACGAGCGCGACAAGGAGATTGTTCGTGAACGTAAGCGTCGATTGCACTATGTTGCAAATGTTCTTGTCGAGAGCGACTCTGCTAATCCTGAGACTGAAGGACAGGTTAAACTGTTTGTCTTTGGTAAGAAGATCTTTGATAAGATTATGGATGTTATGCAACCACAGTTTGCTGATGAAGATCCAATCAATCCGTTCGACTTCTGGGAAGGCGCTTCCTTCAAACTAAAGATTCGAAATGTTGAAGGATATCGAAACTACGATAAGTCTGAGTTTGCTCCTCAGAAAGCTCTGTCTGATGACGATAGTGTTTTGGAAAAGATTTATTCTAAGTTATACGACTTAAACGAGTACACTGATCCAGCAAACTATAAGAGCTACGATGAGCTACAAGAGCGACTTAATATGGTTCTAGGTGTTTCTGCTGCAGCGGAGAAAAACTTTTCTGCCGTTGCTGAGACTGCTGAGCCAGTAGCTCCTAAAGCTGCTCCTGCTCCTGAGATTACTGTTGCTGATGAAGACGAAGATGACACGATGTCATACTTTGCTAAACTAGCGGCTGAAGAATAATTAAAGGTGTGAACCCCTGCCCCTTTGTTTAAGGTGGCTGGGATCCCTCACAGGTCCACTACTTGCCGTAATATTTGTTGTGTTACTATTGACGTTTGTATTTGAGCTTTGTGGCGCAACAATTACGGTAGGTGGTATGGATCGATTATCAAAACTTTTCGATTCTGCTTCATCTAATTCTTCAGTAAGGTCTGCCCTTGTATTACCGCCTGCGCTAACCTCACTCGGATCATATGCAGCTTCTGGTGAAAATCCAAGTGCCTTTAATCCTTCTTGTGCAAACTCTGGTAAGCTATCAAATATCTTTCCAGGTAAGGACGAAAACCACTCCATTATTTTCTGATACATTTCTACGATTTGACTAACAACACCTATCTCATTACCTGTAGTAAAGAAATGAAGAATGTCTGCAAACCCTTTCGCAACGTCAATTAAGAAATTCATTACTGCAGTCATTCCTTCGGAAATTTTATCTCGAATTTCCTGACCTTCCTCTCCATTAAGCCAATCAATACCAGCCACAATCTTATCGGTCAGAGGTTTCAGGAACTCTCCAATTCCTCCGAGAAGGTCTTCCCACATTTTAACAACATCTACTTTATCTAAGTAGTCGGCGATCTCTTCTGCTCCAAACTGTCGAGCCAACCAAGCAGCGAGGTCTACTATCATCTGACTGGGCACAGCGATAAGCCATTTAACAAGTTTTTGTACCGCGCCACCAAGACCCGCGACTATCTTTTCACCAAGTGTTCCTTCTTCTGCTTCGAAGTCTTCAAGAAACCCTGTGACAAGTGCGACCACTGCAGTGATTGGTAGAGCAATACGTTTAAT